GTGCCTGATACTGCGGCTGTGCCTGCTGCGCGGGCTGCTGCTGCGGCTGGTAGGCAGGCGTGCCGTAATTAGCGGCTTCGCCCTGATTCGGCAAGGCATCGGAGCCGTAGAGCGCTTCGTGAATTTCCTTGTCGGTAGGAATGTGGAGGAAGCGGTCAAGGCCGGGGATGTTGTCGAGGATGGACTGCGGAATCGCATACTGACGCGGGAGGAAAGCGAAGTTGGTTGCTTCAGTGAAGTTGAAGCCGCCGCCGGACTTCGAATCCACACGGAAGGCAACGATCTTGCCGTTGGCGCTCGGATCGGCGAACGGAATAGGACCATTCAAGCCAAGGCGGCGGCCCTGCACATCGGCAGCGTCAAGCAATGCCTTGCCAAACGTGGCGTAGCTGGTAATGAAGAGCTTCGGGGTCGGATCGCCGCCGATGGGATTGCCGTGGACATCAACCTGCTGCACCCAAAGGGCGAGGCGGTGGGAAGCCTTGGCGTCGCCGCTACCGGCATTGCGAACGGCTTCGCAGTAGGGGCACTTGTTGCCATACATGCGCTGAAGGCAAAGCGTGGTTCCCTGCGTGACGCCTTCCACACGGTGCGTCCACATTTCAACCATAAATTCGCCCTGGCCGATCTGTGCGGTGCCGTTACGGACACCCATGTGCTTGTCCGTTTCGATGCCCCACGGAATGATGTTGAGGTAAACGTCCTGCCCGACCATTTCCTTCTTCATAGCGAAGTATTTGGTGCCCTGCGGGGCATCGATGATCTGCGGACCGGAGGTGCCGAAGCTGTCCTTCGAGGCTTGTGCGTTTGCTTGTGCGTTGTTCACGTTCATTGTTTGCGGATTGTAAGGCATAATCGTCTTCCTTTTTTTTAGTTATGCGTTGTTTGATTTGAGGTTCTTGTTTTTGATGGAGAGGCGCACCGCATCCGCGATAGCCCCGTCAATGCCGCCATTAAAGCCCCCCGAAACTTCGAGGCGCACGGCGTCATCAATCATTGATTTCTTGTGGTCCATTGCCCAACGGGCATTTTCAAGCAGGCCGGCGGTTGCTTCGGCATCAATAAGTTCGTTCTCCAACGTAATGAGGTCGGAGTCAACGCCGAGCATTGCCTTAATCTGATTTTCGGTGATCTTGGCGCCATCCTTCTGCGCCTTTTCGCGAATGGAGAGTTCCTTTTCGCTTGTCGCCTGCTTCAAACGTAATTTTGCTTGAGCCGCCTCCCGCTTTGCGTTAACCGCGAGCTTTCCGTAATACTGGAACCAGGAGGATTGTTTGCGAATGTCTTCGTTAAGATCGATGATCTTGAAGTTGTCCGTATTGATGTTAACCGGTCCCTCGGACATTTCGGGTCGGTCCAAGTCGAATTTTTTCATTTTGTATACCCTATTAAAAATTAGCCGTAGCAGTTCGTGTTTGGGTATTCATATTATACGAAATGTGCACACCCTTTCCAACCGTATATTAAGGCATCGCATTTTTTATAAAGGACTATACGCAATGGGTTTTTTTAATTTAGGCGTGGCGCCTGAAAAGCAAGATAAGAAAAAGACTTCCTCCACACTCCCGCCCCCGAATGCTCCGGACCCCGGCATCGTTGGCAATATGCTTTCCGGCATCCTTTTTGTAGGGGACTATCCGCTAATTGAAAAATACAATATCAATCTTCCCAAGCCGTGGGAGCGCAGCGCCTCCGGTCCTGCCTTTACAGAAGACCCGATGAAGCCGCTTCAATCGCCCCGCTTCAAGGAACTTTGGGAGATTTTCCGCGATATGGGTATGGATGTTGCGGACGCGTTCGAACAATTTGGTTTTGTGAACGCCGTGCCTAACCGCTGGCAGGGCACGGACTTGAGCAACAAGACCGCAACTATGTTTGCTCCTCGCCTCAACCAACTTATTATGCAATATCGACCGAAGGTGATTATCCCGGTCGGCATTATGGCTACTTGGGCGGTTCTTGGCGCACGCCTTTCCGGGCGTATCTCCAATACAAAGGCGGACGATTTCTTTGGAAAGACAATTCCCGATCGCTATTACAATGCGTGGGTTTGTCCGACGTGGGGCTGCCCGTTTATGGCTGGTTTCCGTCGCAAGGCGGAAGAGGACAACGCTTACCGCAAGCAACGCGCCGCCCACATCACCGCCGCCATTGATTTGGCAAATAAGCCGTTCCCCGCAATTCCGTCCGACATACGCACAACCGAGAATCCTTTGGAAGCCGCACAGTGGGTAAGGGATGCCATCAGCGAGGCGCTCCTTTACGATCCGCACCCGGATATGGCAATAGACTATGAAACGACCGGAATCAAGCCGCATCGTCCGGAGCAACAAATTGTGGCGGGCTCCCTTGCTTGGCGTGCCAACGGCAAATATCGCGCGATTGGATTTAAGTGGGACAAGGATTGCCCTCAACTCATTGATGCTTGGCACGAGCTTTATAAAAAAGGCAGCCCCGTCGGGCTGGTGGCGCACAAGGCGGACTTCGAAACTTGCTGGACGCACTTTAAGGCAGGTCTCGGCGGCACGATTACGGATTGGCCGGAGAATTGGTCTTGGGATACCTGCATCGGCGCCCACGTTCTCAACAACAACCAAAAGGTCGGCTTGAAGTTCCATACCTACACGGAACTCGGGATTATCGGGTATGACACCGACGCAGACCCGTATTTGTCCCAAACGATGCCGGGCGAGGATAGCGAATCCTGCTACTCCTTGAATAGACTGGCAGGTGGCAACCGCGTGCCTTGGATGCGCATTGGCAATTACTGCGCCCAGGACTCCTTGTATACCATTATGCTTACGGACATTCAGAGAAAGCAAATGGTTGGCAAGGAATTGGAGTTCTTCAAATTCTTCCTCCGCGGGATGGTTACTCTTTCGAAGGTTCAAAGCGGCGGCCTGCCGATAGATATGAACCTTGTGGAAAAGGCAAAAGCCGAGGTTGAAGAAAAGCGTCAGGCGGCGCTTCACGCCGTGCTGCACTCGCCCGAAGGGGAAGCATTCAAGCAAAAATATGCCACAATCCTCAATCCAAACTCCGTTCCGGACCTGAAACGTTTGTTCGTGCTTACCGGGGATATTAAGGAGAGCGAGGCCGAAGGCTTATCAACGAATGTGGAATTCCTTGAAGGGCTTAATACCCCGCTCGCCAACAATATCCTTGAAATGCGCAAATATGCGAAGATCGGGAAGACCTTTATTAAGGGTTATAAGCGGGAGGCGCAGTGGGATGAACCCACCCAAAGTTATCTCATTCGTCCGTTCTTTAACCTGTCCACGGGTGCGGGGAGTGAATCCGGCGGCCCGGTTACATACCGCTCCAGCTCCGATTCGCCCAACTTCCAAAACATTCCGAAGCGCGACAAGGTGATGAAGCATATTCTCCGCTCGATGTTTATTGCGCCGCCCGGTTACAAGTATATGGAAGCGGACTATAAGTCGCTGGAAGTAATGGTGTCCGCAAGTTACCACCACGATCCGAGTATGCTGAAATATCTTCAGGACCCCTCATCCGATATGCACCGCGATACCGCAGCGGACATGTATATGAGGCGCCCGGAGGATGTGACGAAGCTGGAACGTCAATCAATCAAAATGGGCTATGTGTTCAGCTCCTTCTACGGCGCCAGCTACAAGCATTGTGCGGAGCGCATGTGGAAGAAGATGCCGGAAACCGCCCACGAGAATTTGAGGCAGCACGGCATCTCCACCTTTGAGGCGTTCCTCGAACACGTCAAAACCGCCGACTCGATTTTTTGGAACGAGCGCTTCAAGGTCTATAACGAATGGCGCAATGCCGAATGGGACCGCTACCAAAAGAACGGCTATGTCGAAGGATATATGGGATGCCGCTGCTACGGCCCTATGTCCTTCACCGAATGTGCCAACCGTTGCATTCAGGGTTCCGGCTTCCACACGCTGCTTCAGGCGCTTGGCGATGACGTTGCCGACTTTGAAAGGCTGGGCTTGAAGAGCCGCATAATCGGACAGATTCACGATGCTATTGTCTTGCTGGTCAAGACGGAAGAGCAGGAACTTGTGGAGGACATCCTTTACAAGAACGGGGTGGTCAAGGTGATGCACAACTTCAAGTGGATCGCCGTGCCGCTGGTCATTGAAGCCGAAGTTTCCGAGGATGGCGGATGCTGGGCGGAAATGAGCAACGAACACGCGCTTGCCTTCTCGGCGAACGCCGGCACGAATGGCTGCTTTGCCCCGGGAGAGGAGAATTGGCTTGAAATCGACAAGCACATCTGCGACGAAGTCCGCATGCGCCAGTAAGGTCCGCTTTGATGAATGGCACACAACCTCTTGGGACAGCGCCTTAAAAACAATCCGCCGTCTCGGGGGGCTTCATTCCTTCAAATCCGTTTTGTTCAAACAGTCCTTCGAACAGCCGCATTATCCGTGCGAGTTTATGATTCTTTCCGTTAAGGGGAAGTTGAAAGGCGCGATGACCTACTGGTTTGAGGAATGGAATGAAACCTACAAGGTTGGCCCTATTTGGCATATCGGGGACTTCGATACGGCGAAAGGGACAAGCGGAATGGCGCACACAATGCTGTCCCGCTTTATGGACCTGTATGACTCAACATTTTATTTGTGGTGTTGGGATGAGGTGGCTGAAAAGTTTTGGCGTCATATGGCACGGCGATACAAGTTGTCCGTGCATAAGATAGGCGTCACAAAGTGGGGCAGCGCTGTCCTTTTATTTTTTCCGAGACCGGACCCTCCCATACAATCCAAGACGGTGTAATTCGGCGTAATAGGCATTTGCGGACAAACCGCATCCAGCCAGGGCGCCGTATATTGTATTCGCCTCCCTATAAGATGTGGACTGGCGAACAGCCTGCTCCCGCCACATCCTTTTCATCTCGCAAATAGTCATTGTTTTAAGGACTAAAAAAGGTTATATTTATGGTCATGACAGATATAGAACTTTGGAAATTCCACGATATCCACTTCGACCCCGTTCCGCATAAATATACGGACTCGCTCGGGACAAATTTCACCTCCGTAACCACTTGGGTGAAGAATTTTGAATCCGTGCAGGATTGGGACGAAATCGCAAAGAAGTCCGCCGCAAAGGCCGGCTGCTCCCCGGAAGAACTCCGGGCGAAGTGGAAACGCGCTGGAGATTATTCTTGCGCATTGGGCACCGAGGTCCACGCCTATATGGAAAACCTGATGCAGCATAAGCGCTACCTCCCGCATTTCGATCCGCAGTATCCGGAAATGGAAAGCGACTACAATTCCCGCATCCCCGTTTGCAATAATGCGTATCAAATGATTACGCAAAAATACATCCCGGTGCGTGAGGAATTGATTGTCTATAATTCCAAGTGGAAGCTGTGCGGCACGATCGACCTGCTCGCCTACAATACAGAGACCGGACAGTTTGCCATCCTTGACTACAAGACCAACAAGGAAATCAAGAAGGACAATCCGTGGTCGCGGATGACCGGTCCGTTCTGCGAATACCCGGACTGCAACTACTACCACTACAGCCTTCAGTTGTCCACCTATAAGGCGATCATCGAAAACGCCACGCATTTGCGCATTGGCGATTTGATGCTCATTCACATCACAGCAAACGGCGCCACGATGATTCCGTGCATTGATTTCTCGGGCACCGTGCGGCAAATGCTGGAGGCGCAGTATGGGCGTTAAAAGGGACAACGTCAACCGCAAGGAGAACCTCGTAAAACTTCCGATTGTCCTCCCGCCGTCGGTCAAGCCCGGGGACAAAATCACGCTGCGCGATGTGAAGGAAAATGAGATTAACCCTGCCATCAAGGACCCGATGGCAGGCTTTGGCCATCCTGACGGATCTAATTATGGGGATGCCGTTTTTGATCCTATGGCGCCCGGCGCCGAAGAAACCGTGTTCGATCCTATGAAATAGATGTCCTTGTTTCCGTATATGGGTGTATGTTTCAAATGCGAAGACCTTTGGGCTTTATGCCCGCCGGCACAACGATGCCCGCACCAGTCCCCATCGAGGGGATGACATACACCTATGTCCTGAACAATCTGCGCATAGACCTTGAGTGGCATAAGGATAACCAGCAGGAGTGGCGCCAAATACTCGAAGCCATCAAGCTCATTCCGGGGCGCCGCTATACCTCTTCCACAAAGAAGTGGTCCGTTCCAAACACCAAGGAAATGCGTGAGTGGCTGCGTGCCTCGGGCTGGAATATCCCTGAACCTGAAGTGGTGGTGCGCCCTGCCCCGCCTTACAAGCCGGAGCGCGTGCTTCCCGGTCTTTATCCGTATCAGGAAGATTTCCTTAAATTTTCTTTGACTCGCCCGCGCCTTGCCTTGTTTGATGAGCAGGGGACCGGCAAAACCGTTCAGGCGCTTGCTTGGCTTCGTTATCACGGCCTGCTGCCTGCCTTGATTGTTGTAACATCGTCCACCAAAACACAGTGGGCGGCAAACTACAAATCGTGGCTTGGGCGCGATGATGTAGAGGTCCTTTCCGGAGAGCGCCCGTTCGAGCTGGAACCGGGCAAGTCCTATGTTATTAACTGGGACATCCTTTACAAGTGGGAGCGCTCGCCGCTCAAGCATAACCTCTACGCGCAAGGTTTCAAGGCCCTGATCGGCGATGAGGTTCAGGCAATCGGCAACCGCACCTCCCAAAGAACGCGGGCCTTTATGCGCCTCGCCACAAGAATCCCGTGCCTGCTTGCAATGTCCGGGACGCCTGCTAGAAGCCGCCCCGTCCAGTTGTGGCCGACGCTGCACTGCATTGATGCCCAAACCTTCCCGGATTTTTATGCGTATGCAAATCGCTATTGTAATCCGAAGGAAACCCCGTATGGGACAAAATATGAAGGCATCACCAATGCGCCGGAACTTCACTCGCTGCTTTCCACAAGAACGCTCCGCCGCACGAAGGCGGAAGTGATGTCCTTCTTGCCGCCGAAAATCATCACCACTGTTCCGTGCTCCGTTGATAAAGGCAAGATGGAGGCATATAGGGAGCAGGCAAAGAAGGCACGCGAGGCAACGGAGTTTGAAAGATCCGCCGCTATTGCCGGGCTGTTCCAAAGCGCCTATGAATTGAAGGCGGATGCCTGCAAGCAATGGATTATGGACTTTTTGTCCACCGATGAGAAATTGTTGGTATTTGCTTGGCATCACGCGGTGGTGAATGACATTGCTAACTTCTTGGCATCCAAGGAAATAGGCGTGCGCATCCTTACCGGCGAAACCAGTTCGGCGCAGCGCGAACGCATCAAGACGGAATTTGTCAATGATGAAAAGGTCCGCGTGATCGTGGCGAATATCCAGTCGGCGGGCGTAGGCATTGACGGCCTCCAAAAGGCCTGCTCGAATTGCTGCTTTGTGGAGTTCACGGCGGCGCCTACGGACCACTGGCAGGCGGAGGACCGCTTGCACCGTGGCGGGCAGGAAGTCCCGGTCAACGTCTATTACCTTGTGGCGCCTAGAACGATTGACGTTACGATGGCATATCAGTTGGACACCAAGGCGGTGGCGCTTGCCTCGGTTTTGGATGGCACGGACTCCGGAATTGTGAAGATCTCGGATATGCTCAAAAAGAAGAAATAACGCGCGTTTAAGGCGAGAAAATAAATAGGCAGGTAAATACCTGCCTTCATTGTTTTATGCGCTTATAGGCGCCTTTATGTGCCAGTAACGCCGGGATGGGAGAGCGTCAGCTTCCCAAAGGTGAAACCGAGATTTGCCGTAAAGCCCTTGCCGCCAACCGGGGAAGTGATTTGGATGCTTACAATCTCCTCCGGGCGGACAACCATAGAGGTAATCAGGATTTCGCGGATGGCGCCTTCAAGATCGAGATGCGCTTGCGGGTCGGTATATTCGCCAATCGCATATTGAATGTTAGGGACGGCCGGGTCCGTGTAGCCCATATCCCCGAACGAAAGGATGGCTGCCTTCACCTGCTGGAGGCGCTGCATATTGCCAGACAAGAGGAATTCATTGTCCCCGTTGTAATCGTGATTGAAATCCATAACTACAATATACCTTAATGTTTGCCCGGTTGGCGCCCTGGTTCATATTTATGTATTTTTCCCAATAAGGAGATTTGATATGCATATTAAAAAGCGTTACGAAAATGCAGGCGCAGCGAAACTCGCACTTCAGCACGCGCAGTCCGTTGCCGACAAGGTGGCAGCCATCGTCAAGGAAAAGACCGGGTTGGAACCGACTATTGGAATGAACGGTTCCCGCATTAACAGCCAGGGCGGCATCGCCGACGCGCTGCTTAATGTCCATATAGGGAATGTTGGTTCCTTCAATCCTTATGATATTGACCCCAACACGATTGACCCGACGCTCATTTCAATCAGTCCGAATAAGGACGGCGCCTTTGACATTACAATTGATGTCACGGCCGTGTCCGAGCCGAAGAAGGAGTCCACCGATATTGTGAACGCCCGGAAGATTCAGGCAGGCTTGACCAAGATGGAAGAATTGTTCGCCGCCGTCGGGAAGAATGTGTCCTTCGAATATGTCCCGGACGATGACATCGTAAAGATCTCGGTGGACAACCAGGTTGTGAAGATCGCGTCGGTATGGGGAGATTCCGCCATAACGGCGATGAACGATGTTTGGACCGTCACATATGGCTATTTGACGTAAAAACCACAGGGTGCGGCGTATATTAAGGCATGAGTTATTACGTTAAAGATTCATTCGATATGCCGCACAATGTCGGCGTCAAGGCTACGGTAACACGCCTTGAGCAGGTTGTGCTCGAGAAAAACCTCTTCGGCGGATACGATGCGTTCATATTCACGGACGATTCCGGCAATCCGTCGGAAACCGTTTCGAACATCCGCATCGGCGTGGAGAATCCCGCTGTCCGGGAGAAGTTGAACCTCGAGCGCTGGTTGCCGTGTTATCCAAGCGTCGATGATGTCCTTTTTGTGTGCGAATACTCGGGTGGTGTTCTTTACTGGTATAAGGTAGTATATGCGTATGACGATAAGACAAACGAATAATGCTGTCAAGGCAGTTCGCAAGGAAATGTTGAAGGCGCTTGAAAACGCTTCCAACAAGGTCCTTGCCATCTTTCCGCAGGCGGAGAGCGACCCGGCAACGGCTCGCCTCGTATTCAACATTGTCGGGTCACAGGCGCATGAATCGCTTGACCTCTTCCTCCGCCAGTTCGCTCAAGGCCTTGACGCCTCGCTGGGAGATGCGTGGATGAAAAAGGCCGAGGACGAAATTAACGCCGTCGTTGCTGAATTGGAGGCTGGCGCATGAATGTATGGATGATTGTGGCGATTATTGCCATCCTGCTTTGTATCTATCTGGCGGTGCGAGTTTATCGCCTCCGTAAGGGCCTCACAAAGGTCCTCATTCGCCTTGACGAAATTGAACGCAAGGTCCCTGTCCTGAAACCATAGGAACACTAGATGAATAAGATTATTTCCATATCCGGCGCCCAAGGCGTTGGGAAGACCTCAATCATTACGGCCCTTTTCGCAGATGGCGGGACGGTGGTTACGCCGTCCGCTTCCAATGTTGCGGCAAGTATGCGTTTTGCGTCCTCTGTTGACAAGCAGGAATTTATCGTATCCACGATGGAAACGCAGCTTGATCAGGCAAGCACCGTTGACGGCATTGTTTACTTGGACCGCTCGGCCCTCGATTGCTATTCCTATATGATGCTCGATCCGGCCCTTTCGGATTCCGTGAAGGAGGAATTTGGCGAACGCCTCCGCAAAATGGCGGCCCGCATCGATTATGCCTTCATCCCCAAGCCCGGGGAATTTGCTATTCAGGCAAATGGTGTCCGCTCGACGGACGCGGACTATCAAAAGAAATGGCACGAAGCCTTGATTGAGTTCGCAAAAGAATGTAATGTTCCATATAAGGAACTCACGGGCACCGTTGCGGAGCGCGTGAAGACAATTAAAACTACGCTTGTAAAGGAGTTATAAAATGAGCTACAAAGAACTGACCGACCTTATCGAAAAGAAGAAGGCTGCCCGCCGTGCCCTCGCTCGCAAGAAGCGCCACCAGGCCGCCGATCCGAAGAAAAAGGGAAACGTCAAGGTAGAGGCAAAGGCCGCCGAAAAGGCCGCTGAAGCCGCTGCCGAAGAAAAGCTGGAAGAAACTGCCGCCCCGGCCGAAGCACCTGTTGCTGAAACGACCGATGCGCCGGTGGCGGAAACCGCTGAAGCGCCGGTTACCGAAGAAAAGGTTGAAGCCGCCGAAGAAACCACTGAAGAAGTCCCCGTGGAAACCCCGAAGAAGAAAAAGTCCCGTAAGAAGGCAACCACGGTAAGCGAGGAAAATGCTGCTGAATAGTGCTACACTCGCCCTTCTTGCCGTAGTCATTATCCTTCTGTGTGTCATATTGGTGAAGCTGCACCGCGTTTCCCGGTATTTCTATACCCCGGTAACGCGGCGTGGCGGACCTGCAACGGTATGCCCGCCGGTCCCTAAAACTAAACCTCATCACCGCCGGAGGAGCTATGGCAGAAAATTCTGAAATCGACATCGTTCTGCCGTATGTCGATTCTTCCGTTCCGGAATGGCAAACTACTTTTCTTGCGGCGAAGCACAAGAAGTTTGTGACCGAACGCGCACGCAATCTTTTTCTTAAATTGTTCTCGAATCGCTACGCATCCTACGGAATGTTCCGTTATTGGTGGCGTGGCTATGAAAAATTCGGTCCTCCGGGGAAAGTCCATCTCCTGCTTCAGGCGGAATCCCAAATCCCGTCTTGGCTGGACAAGAACAACCCCCGCATTGTGATTCACTATCACAAGGACTTTATGCCGGAAAAGATCCTCCCGAACTACAATAGTTCGTGCATTGAACTTTGCTTCCTGCATAAGCACGCCAAGGACCTTACGCCGTTCTTCCTGATGATGAATGATGACTTCTATTTCAACGCCCCTACCACAATCGATGACTTTGTGGAAGATGGAAAGCCGTTGACTTGGAAGGAGATCCGGACAAGTCGATTCAAGCCGACCTGCCTCTTCCGGTCCATCGTGTGCAACGATCTCGCGTTGGTTTCAAAAATGTCCGGGAAGGATTGCCCGCATTTCACGCATAATCATTTGGCGGTGTGCTACAAGCGCGATACGACAATTGATTTTCTCAATAAGGTTTGGTCCACGGTGGCGCCTTCAATGACGCAATTTAGGGATGCCAAGAACTACAATCATTGGATTGTCCGTTATTGGCAGGACCATACCAACATCGCAATTCATTCCCATAAGTATCCGCACAAAGGATACATTGAGATGCCCGACGCAACCGAGAAGGCCGTGGCGGCGCTGGCAAATTCAAAGGTAGTTTGCTTCAACGACACCAACGGGCATTTCGCGCCTGCCGTGAAGAAGTATTTAGAAAATCATTTTGCGGGGAGGTCCTCATTTGAGTTGGGATGATGACATATCCCTTGTCCCGGCGATGCCACGCCCATCCACCCCGGTCCAACCCAAGGCCGCTCCCAAATGCGTAATTTGTAAAGAACGCCGCACCTACCGAACAATCTTCGGGCACGCGGTATGTAGTTATTGTGAAGCCGCCGGGCTGGCGGACAAGTATAAAAGGAGGTGGTAAGATGCCTGTTGTATTCGCTCCGAAGGATCGTATATATTTTCGCACGAACCCGCTGGACGATCATGAGCTCCAATGGACGAAGCAGTTGAACAGCCATCCCACTTGGCAGCACTCTTACACGAGCAAGGACCCGATCCTTGGCCTTGAGGTTGATGACGCAACCGGCCACGCCGTTATCATCACGCACAGAGGGACTCATCGTGATTATTTCATCAGTTCGGGCGCCCGCGCCTTCAACAAGCTGGCGCTGCCGAGCGGAAACCGAATCGTTCTAGCCTACAAATTCTAGCCTATGACTAAACCAATGATTTCCCACGAGGTTCCGCGTTGCCTCCTAAAGCAGTCGCGTTCCTTTAACGACTACGATTATGCGTTCGCGCACCTCTACAATGACCCGGACTTCCACCTCTTCTACAAGGAAAGCGTGGATCTTGGCCGCAAGGTTCTTCTCGATAATAGCGCCTTTGAACTTGGCGCCGGCATCTTTGATACCTTCGGGGACATCATTGTGGATTTGAAGCCGACTTGGTATGTCGTGCCCGATGTAAGGCACGATGGACCGGCCACGATCGCCTCGTATGAAAAATTCATCAAGACGTTCCCGGATCTTCCCGGCACCGCCATCTGCGCCATCCAGGGCGAAACCTTTGACGCCTTGGCGGACTGCTACAAGTTTATGATTGAGAAGACGGAGAAGATTGCCATCCCGTTTGATTCCAAGGGCTATGACCAGACCTTGAAGCCGTGGGAGAGGCGCCCCGCTTTCCTCGAAAAACTTTCGCAGATGCCGTTTTGGAAAGAAAACCCAATGCACTTGTTTGGGACATATGCGGCAAAGGAATTCCTTTCCTCGGTATATCGTTCCGTCAAATTCGAAACGGTGGACACTTCCAATCCGGTCACGGCAGCCGCCGAAGGCTGGCGCTACGGGGAGGATGGCATCGAACGCAAGAGCAATATCCGCCTGATGTTGGATAATATCCCGCGCATCAATCCGGAATTGCTTGAATTCAATATCAAGGCGTTCCGCCGCATCGTGGACCTTAACTGCACAGCCGGAGAATAAGGTGACCCGCCCTCCGTATAAATCTTTATCCGGGCTGGAACCGTTTGATGATACCGGCGCATTGGTCAAAGGCATTGACGAGCGCGACCGGTATATCTTCAAACTCGAATGGCTCCTGAAGCACGTCGCCACCTCGGATGAAATTGCCAAGAAGGAAGAGGAGTTCAACCAGCTCCCGCCCCTTCCCAAATATGGCGAGGATGGCTACTATGATTGTGCGCCGGATCGCTGTGAATACGATGGTTAACAAAAGGATTTGATTATGCCGATGACAACCGCCGAAGTAAAAGTCAAAGAATTGTCCGAAAAATTATTGGATATTATCGCGGGTAATCGGAATGCCAACGCGTCGCCCGAAACCACCCTTAAAAACATCGAGGCATATCTTGGCGGAATATGCGATGGCATTGATTTAAGCGAGGAGATGCGCCGCTGCGAGCACGAAGTTATTGCAAAGATCGACCAGCACGACGCCAAGACAGACACGCCGTGGCCCGCACCCCACTAGTAGACTTTATTCCCATGACAACAAAGGCAGCCCGTAAAAAGGCTGCCTTTTCCGTATATATCAAGGCAACACTATAAGGAAACAAACATGTTATATCAAGACCACCGCCCTAAAAAGATTGAAGAAATGATCGGCAACGAAAAGGTCCTTGGCACATTTGCAAGGCACTTTCTGAATTCTATGCACGCCCACGCCCACGTCATTACCGGTCCCCGTGGGTGCGGAAAAACTACCCTTGCCCGCATTGCCGCAAAGGAATTTCTTGGCGCCGACGATCTCGGCATTATGGAAGTGAACTGCGGAACCGAACGCGGCATTGCAGCTATGAAGGACGTGATTGAATTGGCAACATACCGCCCGCCTACCGGGAAGGCGCGTGTCTTCATCCTCGACGAGGCGCACTCGCTCTTGGCGCCGGGCAAGAAGGCGCTTCTCAAGCCTACGGAAGACTGCCCGGACTTCACCTACTATTTCTTTTGCACAACAGATCCGGATGCCTTGTTCGCCGGGGATGCTGGCAAGGCATTGAAATCCCGCCTGACGCCGTGGTGTCTCCGCTCCCTTAATCAGGAACAAATCGGCATCCTTATTGATCGCGCTGCCGAAAAGTATGAAATTCCCCTTGATGCGGAAACGCGCAAGGCAATCGTTCTCCAAAGTGATGGTTCCCCGCGTGAAGCCCTTGTGAAACTGGAACAGGTCATTGGCGGCGGATCCCCGGTCACGGAAAAGTCCGACACCGTTGAAATCTTTGACTTCTGCAAATTCCTTTACGGCGCATACGGCAAGCCGGAAATGTGGCCGGCTGTCGGCGCAAAGCTGCGTGCATTGAAGAATGCAGGAGTCGCCGCCGAAGGCGTTCGCCACACGGCACTTGCGCTGGCGTCCTCTACTTTGATGTCCCGCGTGGATCCCGCTGCGTTGGACATGATCGACATTATGAGTTCGCCGCTTTACGACCAAGGTGAAGCGTTCCCGAAGCTGGTGGCAATGTCGTTTAAGATTTGCCACTGCACGCCAAGCATCCCTCAAAAACAGGTTGCCCCGCCGCAGAAATAATGTATATTATGTAAGGCAATCATAAAAGCCAAAACTCCGAAGAGGTTCCCCGCGGGTCCGCCATATACCCGCGGGGTTTTCCGTATATTAAGGCATAGACATTGGAGTAAATCTATGATTATCAATCCAAAAAAGATTCTTGAAAACGGCCACATCATTCCCGCCGAAGGAACCAAGTGTCAGCAGTGCGGCGTGGACGTTACATTAAAAAACAACATCATTGTCGAGCCCCACGGTTTCCTGAACATTGAAATTGCGGAAAAGATTTCCGTCCCGGCAAATGCCGCCGCAATGCTTTATGTGAGAAGCTCGTTGTCCCGTAAAGGCATTTTCATTTCGTCCGGCGTTTATGACCCTGGATTCTCCGGCGCCTCCGGCTGCACCATCTACAATATGGGCAAAGAGACCCTTGTAATGGAAGCAGGCGACCGCATTGCCCAGATGGTTTTCTTCGAATGTGACCCCGCTTCCCAATACAACGGCAAGTATCAAGGCAGCACTAGCGGAGAATCCAAGGGATGGAAATAACTCCGATTAACGTGCAGGTGGAAGGCGAACGCCGCCTCATTGCCAACCTCATTATGTCCACAGATCTCCTTCTGTATTGCACGGAGATGGGGAAGCCGGAGTTGTTTACTGAAGGCGTTTGCCGCACGGTCGCCACTTGGCTGTGGGAATACTTTCAGGCGCAGCACGCCGCACCGGGCAGGGCTATTGAGGACATCTACCTTCACAAGGCACAATACCTCCGGGAAGCGGACTCCTCCGAGATTCGTTTATTCCTTTCAAATCTTAACGACGATTGGGCGCCTACCAATCTCGCACTAATCAAGGAGCAGGCGCTTGACTTCTTCCGCCTCGCCGGCATCAAGAAATTAAGGGACGATATCGATCGAGCCCTGCTTGTAAGGGATGCGGCGCGTGGCGAATCAATCGTGGCGCAGTATGTGGCGCCGGCACCAATTCACAGCACGACTGTTTCTTTGTTCTCGCCGCAATCCGCACCTATTGTCCGCGATGCCTTCAATGAGGAATCGGAAGTCCTCTTGACTTATGAAGGTGACGCCGGGCTGGTATTGGGCACGATGGCGCGTGAGGACTTTGTGGCATTTGGCGCCCCGCCGAAACGCGGCAAGACGTGGTGGCTTATTAGGACCGCCAGGGATTGCGCGAAGGCAGGCCTCCGGGTGCTTTTCTTATCGCTAGAAATGAAGCAGGCGCAGGTTTTAAGGCGTTTTTGGCAATGCTTTACCGGATGTTCGCGCAAGGGCGAAGAAGCGCGTTATAGCGCATTTATGGAGAGTTCTCCGGGGCGTTTTACAATAGTGCCGGGGCAGCTCAAAACCAATGCGCCAAATCTTGATGAAGGGCAAATGGAAGCCGCGATGCGGAATATGGCGATGTATTATCGCGGCGACCTTCGCATCCGCACCTATCCGTCCAACTCGCTGACTATTGCTAGGCTGAAAGAAGATCTTGATTCGATGGCTTTGTATGAGCATTTTGTCCCGGACGTTATCGTTGCGGACTATGCGGACATTTTTAAGCATACCACGGCGGCGAAGGAAATGCGCGACCGCATCAACGACACTTGGGTGTCCCTCCGCGGGCTGGCTTCCGAAAGGCACGCGCTTGTGGTCACCGCCACCCAAACCGGACGTGCAACCGTTGGCGGCCAAAAGGATGCCGAAGAAAGCGACGTGGCGGAAGACATCCGTAAAGTGGCACATGTCACCAAGATGATTATGATCAACCAAAACGCGACCGAGCGTGAGCAAGGGCTGTATAGATTAGCGTGTAATACCACGCGCGATGAGCCCGTGGCGCCCTCACAACTTCTTTGCACCGCCTGCCTTGCAATCGGCGAGCCTATGCTGGATGCGCATATGATTTCAAATATCGACTACCAGTCAGAAGACGATGAAGAAGAGCCGAAACGCAAGGCGCCAAGTAAAAGAGGATTCAAACTATGAAAATCAATGGCAAATTCCTGAAAGCCGCCGTTGCGAAGTGCGCAGCAGGCGTGGAAGCCGGAACCGGCCTCACCCAAGCAGGCAAGGTCATTTTCGTCCCCGGTTTTATTATGGGCATCGGCACCAGCGTCAATGTGCGCGTGCCGGCGCCGGAAGTTGATATCGCCTTTATGGTGGACAAGGTTTCTTTGGACAAGGTCCTTTCGAAGGCAACCGGGGACATTGACATTAGCCGCGATGGGGACCGCATTGTCCTCAAGTATGGACGTTCAAGGCTGGCGTTGCCCTTTGCCGACTTACCACAGACGCTGGCGGAGTTCCCGGAAGAGTGGGGTCCGGTCCCGGGGAATTTTATTGCCAAGCTCAAAGCGGTAACATTCCCGAATAAGACCGGGTTTGCAGGCGTTGCGTGGGACTGTGGCGCCTATGCCGGACTCATCAGCACGGACTCCATCCGAATTGTCACGGCGGATTGTCCGAATCTTCCCAAAGGCGCTTGGCTGCCTGACGCTGCGGTTGCGGCGCTCACCAAGGCTGGAAGTGAATGCACGGGGATTGTGAATGATATGCCCTATATCCACGTCCAGTATACGGACGGGACAGTTTGTTCTGTATTGTATCGCGCTATTGGGGACTTTCCGATTCCTGCCCTTTGCCAATACATTGATTCGTTTGATGGCGGCGAAGTGGTAGCCGAAGGGGAATTGGGCGCCGATGCGCTGGAAGCGATTAAGAGCGCCGAGACCTTTACGGATGTATTCGATGCGCAAATGCCGGTCCACATTGCTTTCGAGCCCGGCAAACTCACTGTCCGTGCGGAAAACGCGGGCGGGGAATTTTACGGCGAGGCGGAATGGGCTGGCGAATACACCGGACATTTCACTGTGGACGCAAGGCCGTTCAATGCGATGGGCGCAGGCGCGAAGGCAATTTTGAAGTCCATCGATGGAAACATTGCGCTGGAGATTTGCGGGGATGGCGTGCGCGTTTTGCTCTCGCCGGATCCGTAGAGGCGGTGTTCCTGCCTTCTTCTTTATGTATATTGAAGGTATTGAAATTTTATAAGAGGTTTCTATGCGGACAAATGCGGCGGTAGATATCAATACGGATTGGCAAATTAACGGAATTGTCAAGCCGAATCATGTCAATGCGCTGACACGGTCAATCAAATACGACTATGTGTTAACCGCCCAAATGCTTGAGGACAAGACCGGGAACGTCGATGTCTTTGACCTCCTCAACCTTGGAATAAATCAGGGCACACTGGTGCCCGGCGACACGCATATTCTTATAAATACCCCGGTGCCGGATGATGTCGTATTGAAATTCCCCGGCAATCAAGCAGGACCTTCCGGACACTTCAACATCCACATCTATGCCCTAGGAGCATTTAAGGCGGACTGCACCGGCACAAGTCCGATGATTTCCTTCTTCTTCCATACGCACGGAACCTCCGGGGCGGTGACCTTGTTAGGGCTGGGCGCCGACGTGTATGTGGGGTCGTTCGCTTTGGAAAGCGCCCTGGTGCTCCCCATCCACTACGCCTCGTTCACATACGAGATGGCCCTGGGCGAGCTGCCAACCCTTCCGGAAATGGGCGGAACAATACGGAAAGCCGCGTGGATGAGTAATGCCACGGGCGCTGGCGGGGATGATAGCGGTCGCTTAATTATTGGGGACTATTCTCCTTCCGACAATTATAGCATCGGGAATTTTGTCATTCCGGGAACCGTTACGGATGATGGCCTTTCGCCGGACAAGCCCATAGACATGTCCGAAATTCATGAGATCAAATGGATGCCGGGGTCTATCGCTTGCCATACCCGAGACTCCTCGGAATCGGAATCCCTTGTGCTTAAAGGAAATGTCCGCCCATATTCGTCTTCTATATCGTGTCCTTTCGTATATCGCGGCGGCGGGTCAAGCTGCCAAGCTATTCACATTGAGGGAAACTTCAGTGGCGGGGTCAATGGTGATTTTTGCGTGACCGGGAGTGTGTCCGGAAATGTCTCTGTAGATCTAAAAGACGCGGTATTCACTACCACCACAAACGGCGGTTTCTCAAACGCGACAGTCACTTATAATGGGACCACATACACTGGCGAATCCGGCGGCTGGAGCAGCGAAGGAACTGTTAGCGGTTCAATGGGGTCTGTTGGCTATACCGACGCCACCATAAAATCAATAAGTGTATCCGCACCTGTGACTAACGGTGGCATACAGAGCAACAATCCGGAGATCTCCGGTGGCTTTGGCAGTGGCTCTAGTGCGCGAGTCACTATAACGTTTGATTATAATGGGCATGAGGGGACAGTCTCCGGAGAAGTCACTAGCGGTGGCTTCACGATAACCTTGCCCAAGATACCCTCTATCACTTGCAGCTTCAATAGTGATGGGAGTTTTTCCTACTCGAAGGATGCGAGTGGCAAATCCGGGGCGCTGGCCGCCACGATTTCTAGCGGCGGCACTTTGGGCTACGTGTTTTATCTACCTGTCCTGTATTTGAATACGGCTACAATGGCGGAGGATCGTTTGTATTCTATCCGCATTGAATATATGTATGATGCCTCGAAGGACGGGGAATTGCCGTTAGACAGAAGCATTGAGTATGATGCCATCACTGTCCCGGCACGCGCAGGAATTTGGGGCAATTGTGATTTGGATGCCACTAGCCCTATTCCGTCGAATGATTATACCACGGCGGACTTAAGTCAGTATACCGGAGCAACATGCCGCGTATCTGTATCTACAGACGGCAAGAGATGGGAGTTCGGCACCCCGGGGGGCACCCTTTGTTTTATGCCCATTGGCTTGGGAATCCTCGACCCGGCCGATCCCAACCAGCTCCAGACCTGGAACGCGGGCGCTTGGGCATACAACGCAAGCGACGGATCCCTTATGGCCGCCTTAACAAAAACCATAGATGAAACTCTTTATACCATAAAAGTTTTCATTGTTGGCAGCCACAACGAATCGCTTGTTACAACGTCCGCCCCGTATTTCAAGCTCTTTGCCGTAAAGCCTTCCGAGAATACGACTCCGATTACCAAAAGGTCCGCTGAAAGCGGCGAGCATCGGGACATTATTCCGCCCCGCATGTTTGCGAAAGATGACGTTACCGGGATACCGAACTGCGACAACTACCACGTTCCGCAGTGGGTCGGCGAAGTTTATTTGATGAAACGCAACGGCGCTCTTTATGCGTGGGGGCCGTAGTGAATTATGCGCAAATATCGCTGACTTCCCGCTGCAACCGAAAGTGCTGGCATTGTCCTATGGCCAAGCACCTGAATACGGATGACCCTCAATATCATTTGGATAACGGCGTTCTTACGTCGTTTCTGTCTCGCTGGCTGCCTGCACCGCTGTGGCTGATCGAACTGACCGGAGGGGAACCTATGCTTTATTCCGGCATCGAAAGTCTACTTGATTGGTTATCGTTGGCGAAATACAAAGTCCATCTCCGGACAAATGGCATCATTCCAACGAAACCTCGAAACGGATTAAAGCGCATCGTGGCGTTTCACGATTTGAAAAAACCTCCCACGGAAGAAAACGCGGACGTTGTCCTAATTGTGGATAAGATTGAATCGGACGAGAAGGTGGCCTACTGCAAAGAAAAAGGTTTGCCGTTCAAGGTTATAGGATTCAACAAGGAGAATCCGGATAATGCAGGGCACCAATTCAAGCGCATTACTTATATAGATCCGTCCGGGCACAACGTCGGCTGCCCGTCAGTCCCTATTTTGCATAATATCAAGCATAATGTCGATATGAATCGAATGGAATACGGCATACCGCTGCGCGATATTTATTGCTGCCCGAACTGCAAAGCGGCGATAGATGCTTGGCGATTCGTATAAAAACCCGCGAAATTTCGCTAAAATCGCCGTTTTTCAAAAAAAGTGAGAAATTTTCTCAAAACGGGGGTGTCTTTTTCAAAATAAGTATCTATATTATAGACATAAGGATGAGGCGATGTTGCCTCGCCAAACAAGGAAAGAAGATTATGAAGAACAACACCACCGCACTCACCACCACGCTCTCCGCCCGCGAAGCCACTTGGGATTCCATCGGCCACGCGCTGGACACCAGCAAGTTCGATGAAGCCCTCGCCGCTTGCGGCCTCGACTTCACCGCCACGATGTCCCCGGCGCTCACCACGATGCCGGACGGCCTCGTCACCCGCATCCCGAACACCAACGCCGTTGTTGGCACGGACAACAAGATTCACGGCGTGGTCAGCGATGCCTACCACATCATTCAGAACCGCGAGGCATTCGACTTCGCCCAGTATATCACGGAGGACCTCAAGTTCCTTCGCGGCGGCGAAACCGCTACCGGGCTGAACTATATGATTGCCGCCCTGCCGACAGTGAAGATCCTCGGCGACGAAATCACCCCGCACCTGATTTTCCAAAACTCCTTCAACAAGAAGTATATCTGCAAGGTCGCAATCTTCCCGCTCCGCATTGTCTGCCAAAACCAGTTCAATGTGGCATTCAGGCAGGCTGAAAACGCCGTGACCATCCGCCACAGCGCAACCGCCGCCGAAAAGCTGGAGCAGGCAAAGATCACGATGTCCAACGCCTCCGCCTATATGGCGCAGTTCGCCCAGCTGGCCGAGAAGTTCGCCACGCTCCGCACCGGCGCCGATGCCTTGGATGCCTTCGTGGACTACATGTTCCCGATCAAGGCCAATCTCAAGGACACCGAATTGGCTCGCCTTGAAGTCAAGCGCCAGGACTTCCGCAACTGCTACAACGCGGACGACAACGGCAACTTCCGCAACAGCGCTTGGGGACTGATCAATGCCTACGCGGACTTCGCCACGCACTACTCCGGCACGAACACCAAGAAGAGCGACCGCATGTGCGAAAAGCGCTTCGAACGCAGCCTCGCCACCCCGATGAACAAGATCCTCTCGTTCGCGGAAAGCCTCGCCGCCTAGTCCCTTAACGCGCCGGAAACGGCGCTATAAGCCCCGCAAAATTGGCGCCCATGTATTTGGGCGCCTTTTCTATTTGAGCGCCTTATAAGCGCATTATCGCCGGTGTATGCAAGGCGAAAGTTTTATTATATTTGAAACATGGGCGTAACATTAAGACAAGTGCTGGACGATGAAATGAACCTCGAAACCGAGGAACTCATCACGGATGAATCCCTTGTCCGGCAATATCGTAAAGCGGTCCACTGGTATCGCAAATACCGGCTGTTCCCGCGGACGAATACCTGCAAGTATAGCATCGAGACCGGGGAATATGTCCCGGACATCGATATGAATCAAAAGATCAAGTATAAAGGCAAGACCGTGAAGTTGAAGGATGTTGTGGACACGCAAACGCGCGTATTCAACGGCACCGGCACAATCACTGTGACTATCGCCTTAACTGCCGACAACGCCTATTTGGCAGGCCTGCCCCACGAACTGGAGAATTTGTTTGTTGCCTATTGCAAGATCGCGATCGGACAAAAACTGAAATTCAGTTCCTATCAAAATCAACCGTTCCAGCTCGACGGCGAAGCCATCTACGCAGAAGGCGAAGCAGGCCGCAAGGAATGGGAAGAGTTTATTATGATCAATCGCGACGAGGATCCGGAAAACATCACCGACCTCCGCAAAGAGCCTTACAAGGGTGTCCACACGGGCAGCGTAGTTTTCCGCACCGGCGGCACCGTTTTATGGTAGGAGAAATTTATGGCACACATCCGTATGTATGAAAAATCCAAAACCGTTCGCGGCGATATCAGCGCCCCGGTTATTGCCTATATCGGCGAAAGCGGCGAAGGCGAAGATCGCTGCATTGAACTTGAAGGCGCCACCCTCTTTGATAAGATGCTTGGTCTTTACGATGCGGGCGCTTACGTGAGTATCGGCCCTGCCGAAGGATCGGACGATTGGAAGGATCTCGATAAGGAAGACCAAAGCGATTACCGCATTCTTCAGGCACGCGCAAAGAAGAAAACCACCTATAAACAGATGGGCGATTTCATTTCCAGCATGTGCGATGCCAACGAATGTTTCCTCTTTGCCCTTCGTCAAGGCGATGACGCTGTGTGGATCAATCCGGGCGCCCGTTCGGAATTACGCGATCGCGAATGGTCCGGGGATGATGCCGACTGGCTCGAAGAGGTTTGTGGCGTTTGGGAGAACTACGAAAATAAGAAGATGGAAGCAGTCCCGCCGAGGGATGAATGGGACAAGCTCACGCTGGAAAGCACCGGGCTGATCGATCCTATCAAGCGCTACATCTCCCACGTCGTTCCCGCCGCCTGCACCGTTACGATTTATGATGAGCAGCCGAACCAGCCGACCGACGATCGAATGGTGGATATCAAATTCAAGGTGCGCGTAGCGTTTGATGACAATGCCGCATTTGTGTATGACGGCGAATGCACGCAAACCTACACCGGGGAAGGGGAGTTTGGAATGTATGCAATTCCGAATCTCTACCTTACGCCTTCAAAGGAATCGGATTTCCCGGTTGACACCTCAAAAGTCCTGAAGGGCTGGGCAGGCGGATCGCTGGCATTTTCCGATCTCGCAGCCCATATCAAATCCACGCTGTCGAAAACCCCCTACGAGGAATTGTTTAAGAAATCGCCTAAATTGGGGACGATTTATCTTGCAAATGACATGCGCCGCCATATCTACCCGAGAATGCGTGCCACCGCAATGGCAATTCTCTACCCGGAAGAGGATACGGATTACGCCGAATTTGATTACGACACCGCCGAAAACATCCTTTATTCGTATTTCGATGATTATATGCTGCAATACACCGGCGCTGCAAAGAAAATCAAAAAGGAAGTGGACACCGGAAAGGTGTTTACCTCCCTTTCGGATATGAAGGATTACGCCGCGACCTGCTTTGCGGATGAATACTCGGCTGAAGAATTGAAGGGCATTGTGATCGATGGCATTGAAAATCCATCGGACAACTAGTGACGGACATGTCCGTATATTACAATATACAATGAGGTTAAAATGAGCGAAAGAATTATCAAAACCGGTCTCAGTCCGCATTACAAGGACATGCTTGATGCCGTAATCGGGCAAATGTCCGACGGCTATTGGGAAAACACCCCGATGATGCGTGGCTATTGGAAGTTTGTAACGACCGGAACCGCCGGGAACGAAGTGACGCTTAACGTTGATGAGGTGAGCGGCGCCCGCGATGGCGATCGCCGCATTGAAAACCGCTTCTATGGAATGTCCGACGATGCTGTCAAAAAGTTCTTTGCCGACAAAATCAAATTCCTCATCAAGGAAGAAGGGCTCGGCAAATGGGATAGAGGCAATGAATCCGAAACGGATTACTTGTCCTATGGCAAGCCGCGTTATCGCGTCAAGGACTGTTACTACGCCTACGAGGTCCTGAAAGGCCGCGATGCGCGTAAGCACCCTGAATACGGCGATGTCGAAGAAAGCAGGCAGCCGGTAAAAATCAAGCTGGTCGAAAAGAACGAAGGGCATTGGATTTACCGCCTGCTGGATGCATTTGGATTTACCATCAGCAACAAGTCCTCCGATAAAAACCTTGTCGCGTTGAAAAACAAGGACACCGGCGTGGACACTCCCTCCGGAATCACCCTTACGGCTACATTCTACTGGGAAACCGAGGGCCTATCCACCGAAGTATATGCCCGGCGCTATGTGAACCTAGGCGATGCCAGTATCCCTGACATTTTCTACACCTTTATTGGGAAGGATGCTTCGGGCGGCGTGAATGAGAACATTGCCCGGAGTATGCTGGTGGACCTGGATGAGGCCGCCACGCTCTATGCCAAGGCATTACGTGTGGGAAATGGGCAGCGAGGCTAGTCCGGAGGCTGTATGCACATTCGAATGTTGGAAGCATCTTCTGCAAAAGATTTAAACAGCCTTGGTATGGCGTCGGACGGAAACTACGAGGAGTGGTTTGACGGCTGGGACGTTTTCCCGGACTTGGGCAGCCTTAAATCTGCGACGAAGCGCGGGAGAAACACTGTCTTTGCCCGCTTCTATGGTGCAACACATGAGGAAACCATCACCGACGGTGCGACCATCGGATTTGGCGGAAGCGAGGACCCTCACAACCCTAATTGGATTACCCACAAAGAAGAAGTTGCGGACGATAAATCCCATATCTTTGAAGGCGATATGGTCACCTTCACTATTAGGCGTGGCGCCAAGCAGGTGAAGCTACGCGGAAAGGTCATCGAGAAGGATTATGACGGGAACTGGGGATGGCAGCACAAAAACGACGGCGGACATTTTGGCCGCCCGACATGCAGCCTTGAAATCCGGCTGGCTCCGAAGGCGATGGCAGATGCGATCGCAAAACTTGAAGTGGATGAAAGCGAAAGTGCTGCCGCCTTTGGAGCGGACGGCACCATCACCATCCAGCGCATTGTGGACGGAGACCCGCGTGCATTTGATACGGAGACGGACAAGCTGGCGGATTTGATTCGCACCTATGCGATAAGGAATCGTTCCCGCATTCCGGCCGGGAGCGAACCCTTCCGCGAGTATCAGCTTTCCATCTTGCAGCGCCTTCACGGCATCGGCCCGCGTGCCTACCAGCACACGAAGAAGTTAATTTTGAATTGGAATTAAGGAGATACCAAAATGGGAATCAAACTTATCAAGAAGAAGCGCGAAGGTCTCCGCGACCTGAAAACCTTCAACAAGGACCTGGTCTACGTCCCGGAGTTCACCAATGAAGCCGGTCTTAATGACTTGGTCCAAGATATTCACGCTCAATACAAAAACGGCGAAGACGGCTGGGACGGCGACGCACAGAGTTTCTCCTCCATCCAGCGCGTGATGGAACTCAACGACTTCCCGTATTTGATTGCGATTGGCGGCAGCGACACCTTGTTTGCCTTCCAGTCGAAATCCGACCGTGACTGCATTCTTTCGGACTATCTCCGTGATCCGGACATGATGTAAAGGAGATTTTAAAATGGGAATCAAACTTGTAAAGAAAACCAACGAAGCCGACCTGAACAAATTCGATGTGTCGGATGTTATTGATGACAGCAAGAAATTTGACTTCATCAACCTGCTCGCCCGCTTGGAACAGTTCAAGAATTGGGTGGAAGGCCTCCACGCGCACGTCTACTTCACAATGCCGAAAATCCATTATGCGGCCTACGGCGCTAGCGGCTTCTGCTACCGCATCTCGAATGAGGACCGCTCCACGCAGGTTCAATTCAACATCGAGGCTTCTACCAATGCCGAACGCTATGCCAAGTTCGAAGGCTACATCTACGCGGTTAGCCCGAAGGAAACCGCCAATGACAAGAGCTTTCCCATCAATTCGATTGATGACCTGACTGATGCCTTGGCACAAGAAATCGTAGACATTTGCAAAGGGCGGACATAAT